GAAGGCAAGCGCAGGGCGCGCTCGTTCTCACCCCACAACCGAGTGCTCAGACCCAGAGCCCAGTAAATGAGAATGGGTTTGGTGAAGCGGTGCTCTCCTTGATAGACGGGGGTGATCCAGTCGCCGCGACGGCGCATCTCGCGCACGGTTTGGGCGTAGCGGCCCTCCCACGGTTCCCACAGTCCGTATTCGCCCAGGGAACGTCGGTGCCAATCGCGCGCATCCAATCGTGATCGCAGTTGAAGATCGGCGGTACCGCACCAAGGGCCTGGCCGAGGGCGAGGTGGCGCTGTACACGGATGAGGATGGCAGTGGCGGGCATCGAATACATTTCAAGCGCGGAAACATCATTGAGCTCGTAGCAGGCGCGAGCTCCATCGTGATGACCCCGGCTGGCATCACGATCAATACTTCGACGCTCGATGTGGTGAAGGTCTGATGCCTGGCATCGCGCGCGTATCTCTGGACAGCGCAGGCGGCGCCCAGCTTGGCGGAGGCCAGAACTTCGTGACCGTCGAGGGCGCAATATGGGTGCTCCTGGGCGACCCTGTGCAGTCGCATGGATTGCCGCCTCACGATGCGCCTGTAATGGCTCAGGGATCATCATTTGTCCGTATCGGCGGCGTTCCGGTATGCCGCGCCGGACACCTGGCTAGCTGCGGTCACGCTAGCACCGGAAGTGCCAATATGAGGATATCCGACTGATGGCCGATATCGCATTCGTCCCGATCTCATCAGGAGGATTAAATCTCCCGGGGTACGACATCAGCCTGTCCGGAGCAGACCTGCTCGCGGAAACAGGTCTGAAGACGGCGGTAATTATCTCACTGTTTTCCGACCGGCTGGCCGAACCCGGCGATGTGTTACCGGATGGATCAACCAACCGGCGTGGCCATTGGGCGGATGCGTTTACCTCAATCGATGGAGATAGAATTGGCTCACGCCTTTGGTTGCTCTCCCGCGAAAAGCAGACGAACAACATCCTCAACCGCGCCCGCGAATACGCCGAAGAGGCATTGCAATGGCTGATTGATGATGGCGTGGCCGCTACTGTGAGTGTCGCTGCATCATGGGTGCGCACAGGGATGCTTGGCATGGTCATCGATATCACCCGACCGGATGGATCGAGCGAGAATTTTCGTTTTGAACAGGCCTGGAATGGAGCATTAAATGCCGTTTAACCGACCCGATCTCACCACGCTGCTGGATCGCGCCGCTGCCGATATTGAGGCTCGTCTGCCCGGAGCCGACGCCCGGCTTCGGCGCACCCTGCTCGGCGTACTTGCCCGCGTGCATGCCGGCGGGATCCACGGCCTCTACGGCTATATCGACTGGCTGGCCAAACAACTGATGCCGGACACCGCCGAGGTGGAGCATCTGGATCGCCACGCCTCGATATGGGGCGTGCCGCGCAAGGCGGCCACAGTGGCGAAAGGCAATGTCACATTCACTGGCACGGACACTACGCTGATACCGGCCGGCACTGCCGTGCAACGCTCGGACGGCGCTGAGTTCGCCACGGATGCGGATGTTACCATTGCTGCGGGCACGGCAACCGCAGCCATTACTGCGAGCGTCCCGGGCGCTGGCGGCAACACGGCAGCCAACACCGCACTTACCCTGGTCTCGCCGATTTCCGGCGTGAACAGCGCCGTCACGGTAGACGGTTCGGGCCTGACCGGAGGGGCGGATGCGGAGGCCGACGATTCGCTGCGCACCAGGGTGCTGGACCGGATCAAGGCCCCGCCGCATGGCGGAAACACAAACGATTATGTGAACTGGGCGCTGGAGGTGGCCGGAGTCACCCGCGCCTGGGTATATGCCCAGGAGTTGGGCATCGGCACGGTGACCGTGCGATTCATGATGGACGATCTATACACGGATGGCATCCCCCTGGCAGCCGATGTGACCGCCGTGCAGGCTTACATCGACGGCCTGCGCCCGGTGACTGCGGATGTGACCGTGGTTGCGCCGGTAGCCGTGCCGCTCGATCTCACCATCCAGTTAACGCCAAACGACGCCACCACCCAGGCCGCCGTGCAAACCGAACTGGCCGACCTGATCAAGCGCGAGGCCGTGCCGGGCGGCACGATCCTGATCAGCCACATCCGCGAGGCGATATCCATCGCAGCCGGCGAGACCGATAACGTGCTGGTATCGCCCGCCGCAGATGTCACCCACACCGTCGGCCAAATCGGCACGCTCGGAGTCATCACGTGGCAATGACGGCAGACCAATACCGAGAGCAATTGCAGTCGCTCCTTCCGTCCGGCCCGGCGTGGCCAAGGGGCGATGATGCGCAACTCACGCAGCTTCTTGATGCGATGGCTGCGGAATTCGCCCGTGTGGATGGGCGGTTGGGAATTCTACGTGACGAGGCGGATCCCCGAGCAACATTTGAGATGCTGGCCGACTGGGAGCGCGTAGCAGGGCTCCCCGGAAAATGCTTAACGGGAATTGTACAAACAGAGGATGAGCGGCGTGGCGCCCTGGTTAGGCATCTGACTGAACGCGGGGGTCAGTCGAGCGCGTCTTTTATTGCCTTGGCGGCAAAGCTCGGATTTTCCGTGACCATTACCGAGTTTCGGCCACTACAGGCGGGCAGCCTGGCTGGTGATGTTGTGTCGAATGGCGACTGGGTGTTTGCCTGGCGTGTCAACGCACCGGCGACCACGATAGAAAAGCTCACCGCTGGTGACGCGGCAGGCGAGCCGCTGGCGAAATGGGGAAACGAGGCCCTTGAGTGCGCCATCAATGACGATGCGCCGGGCCATACGGTTGTGCAATTTACTTACGGATAAAAGGAGACTGTAATGTTTAGAATAGACAGTGCTGGGGCGACCCAGCAAAACATGTTCACGGCAGGCGATCCGGCGCAGGGTATACCGGCTACGGAAGTCTCAGATGTGTGGTTGAATGCCATTCAGGAAGAACTCGCCAATGTTGTCGAGAAGTCCGGCCTGGCCCTGAATAAGGCCGACTCGAACCAGTTGGCCAAGGGGCTGGCCATTCTTGTGGCCAACGGCGATTTCTACACGGATTCAGGCGCAGCTGATGCCTATGTGCTCACCCCTGCGAATGCCGGGTTCGCACCAACGGCTTACGGCACAGGCCTGCAAATCAGATTCATCCCGGCCAACACCAACACCGGTGCCAGCACCGTAGATGTCAACACCCTGGGCGTCAAAAGCATCAAGACGCAATCCGGCGCCGATCCCGCCGCCGGAGACCTGGCCGCCGGAGAGGCATATACGCTTTATTATGATGGCGCTAATTTCATTCTGAAAACAATTGTTGCGCCGCAGGGCGTGCCGACAGGCGCGCTGATGTATTTTCCGGCCAGTGTTGCTCCGAATGGGTTTTTGAAACTGAATGGTGTGCTATTAAATCGCACCACCTACGCAAATCTATATGCCTATGCGGCAGCATCTGGAAACATCATCGATGAGGCAACGTGGGCCGCCACGCAGTGGGGCTCATTCTCAACGGGCGATTTGGCTACCACATTCAGGATTCCGGATCTGCGCGGTGAATTCCTGCGCGCCTTCGATGATGCTCGTGGAATTGATATCAACCGCATTCTAGGCAGTTGGCAGGCGGATGATTTTAAGGCGCACACGCACGGAAGCTATTTTAGGTTGTCAGGACCAACGCCGAATGATTATTACGTCCCACATTACGGCCCCGTCAATCTTGCGCGGTTGCAGTCAATGGCGACCGGCGGTACTGAAACCCGTGGCCGTAATATTACTGAACTGGCGTGCATCAAATATTAAAGGAGCAATTCCATGATTGTTTACCATTATCAACGCAACACAAAAGAGTTTATAGGGCAAAGCACCGCCGAGCGGGATCCCCTGAAAAAGCAACCATTGATCCCAGCTTTTTCAACTCCAGTTAAAGCGCCAAAAGCGCCAGTTGGAAAGGTGGCAGTATTTGATAGCGTGAATGGAACTTGGAGCCTGCTGGAAGATCATCGTGGAACGCTCTACAACACATCTACCGGCGAGGCTGTGCAGTTCGATAAAATCGGCCCGATACCAGTTGGCCTAACTGCAGATAAACCGGGAAAGTTTGACACTTGGGATGCAGCAACCTCAGCATGGGTTCTGGATATAACCCAGGTTAAAAATGCTCGTGTTGCTCAGATCAAGATAGAATACGATACCGCTTTATCATCCGGCACATCGTTCAACGGTGCGCTATTTCAAACAGACGACAAATCGATCACAGCACTCTCGGAAACGCTGACAGCGCTCGCCAATGGCTGGGCTTTGCCTGGGCAGTTTGCCTGGATCGATGCGGCCAACAAGCCACACCCTGCGGACAGCGCTTTTCTTCAAGGGCTGGCCTCTGCGCTAGCAGATCATAAAGCAGCTTTGTTCGCACGTCTGCAAACGGCAAAAACAGCCATATCATCAGCCACCACCGAAGCCGCAATCAATAACGTGGTATTGTAAAGGTGTCGTTTCCAGCATTGTAGATATTGAAATTGCGTTACAGTATTTGTAATCCGCGGTTTTTTAAGTTATTGCGCATTTGACCGCTCAATTATCGCGCGCGGCATCATCATGCGTCGGGTGCGGATATTGGATGTGGGAGTGGCCCCTGGCACGTTCGGCTGCCCTCCTTGAAGCTACGGGTATTACACTGCGGAATTACCCCCCTGTTGTTTTACTGTGATAAGTCGTTTTA